GACATCCTCTGGGATAACCCCGACCGGGAGGCGCCGGTGTGGAGTCTGGACGATGGCATCGTGGTCAAGCGCAAGGGCAACCCGAAGGAGGCGACCATCGAGGCGCACGGCCTGGTCGACGGGCAGCCGACCTCGCGGCATTTCGGGCTTCGGGTGTACGACGATGTCGTGACCCGCGAGAGCGTCTCCACTCCTGAGCAAATCCAAAAGACCACCGATGCTTGGTCGCTCTCGGATAATCTAGGCAAGGTCGGCGGCCGGGTCTGGTACGCCGGCACCCGCTACAATTTCGCCGACACCTATAACGTGATCATCGAGCGCGGTGCAGCCATTCCGCGCATCCATGCGGCGACCCACAATGGCTTGGCCGAAGGTCGCCCGGTGCTGCTCTCGCCCAAAGCTTGGGCCGAGAAGAAGATCAACCAGCTGGAGGCGGACATCGCCTGCCAGATGCTCTTAAACCCCGTGGCGGGCCACCAGCGCTTCTTTGACCCGGACAACTTGCGCGCCTGGGAGACCCGCCCCGCGGTGCTCATGGTCTACATCACGGTCGATCCCGCCCGCTCGAAGAAAAAGGGCAGCGCCAACACAGCGATGGCCGTGCAGGGAGTGGACATCCACGGGCAGAAGTACCTGCTCGATGGGTTCGATCACAAGATGGATCTGGCCGAGCGCTGGGCGAACCTTCGGGACCTGCGCAACAAGTGGCACCGCGCGCCCGGGGTGGTCGGCATGAAGGTAGGCTACGAGACCTACGGCGCGCAGGCCGACATGGACTACATCAACGAGCGGATGCTCTTGGAGAACAACCGCTTCGAGATCGAGGAGCTCGAGTGGCCGAACGAGGGCGCCGGCGGCAAGGACGATCGCGTGCAGCGCTTAGGACCAGACCTCAAGGCCCACGCCTACTTCCTGCCCTGGCCGACCGACTACGATGAGCTGACCTCCGCCCAGGTGCGCGCGATCGCCTCAGGCTATGAGTACCGGGTCAGCCAAAAGATCGAGCAACAAGACGAGAACGGGGTAACGTACGATCTTGCCGAGCGCCTGCGTGTGCAGATCGGTTTCTACCCATTTGTAGGAAAAAAAGACCTGATAGACGCGGTTTCGCGCGTGTACGATCTAGACCCAAGACCCCCGAAGTGGATCGATGAAGGACCCATTGAGCCTGAAGAGGTGTGAAACGATCGGTCGCGGGCCACGCAAGGGGCAACCTCGCATCCGTCGCCATCGAGGTAGCGGCTCAATCGAACACGGCTATAACATCGTTGAGCGCGACGGGGTGCGTAAGCGAGCGCACGTGTGGCTCGTGGAGCAGGTGCTTGGGAAGGAGCTTCCGCCGGCGGCCATCGTGCATCACATCAACGAGGACAAACTCGATAACCGACATGAGAACCTGGTGGTGTGTCCGGACCAGGCCTATCACATGTTGCTGCATCGACGCATGGCAGCGTTCGAGGCGACCGGACATCACGACTGGCTGCGCTGTTCGTTCTGCAAAAGCTATGACGCCCCCGAGCGGATCACGGTCCAGAAGCGCCGCGGCAGGGTAGCGAGCGACGCGACATTCCATGCTGATTGCGCTCGTAAAGACGCCCTCGCCAGGTACTATCGCGGCCAGAAGGGGCGATGCTGATCGTCTGCTTGGTGCTCTGGATACGAGGGATCTGTCATGGCCCGGCGCGACCTTTCTGAGCTCGAAATCGCGGAATTGAGGCTTTACGCTCGTAAACTTCCGGATCAAATGGTAAAAGACCGCATCGAGCGCTTGTGTGGCGAGGTGCTCGAGCTCAGGAACCGAGAAGCGCACGCCCGGCAGATGCACGACCTTGAGGGTGAGTACTGATGGCCGCACCGATCCTGCCCGCCTCCTTAGGCAAGCCCGTGACCACGCGCCAGTTCTCCTGGAAGGAGATGGTGATCCGTCAATGGGGGAGCGAGTACTCAGCGCCCGACCATCGAATCTACAACTGGTCCAACGGGCGAAGCTTCGACTCGACCGACCTTGGGGTCACCGGTATCTACCGGCCGCCGCGATGAGTGACAAGCCCGGCGGGGTCACGCTGACGCCTGGCGATCCTACGCAGACGGTGGTCTCTGATCTTGCCGCCCCGCGCATCACGCCCGACATGATCGACGCGACCATCAAGGACGAGGCCTTCCATGTGTTCCCCGGCACCATGCTCACGGTGTGTTGCCTCACCCTGCAGAACGGCTTCACCGTGGTGGGCGAGAGCGCCTGCGCGTCGCCGGCCAACTTCAACGCAGAGCTGGGGAAGAAGATCGCCCGCGACCATGCTCGCAACAAGATCTGGGCGCTCGAGGGCTACCGCTTGAAGCAGGAGCTTCATCAGAGCCAAGCGGCTTAAGCCCGTGCGGCTGCGCCAGCTCGAATCCGGCCTCCACGTTGTCACCGAAGCCGGGGACGATGATGAGCGCTCGGACATGGAGCTGGCGCAGCACACGATCGCCCCGGCCCTGCAGCGCCACTACCCGGACCACCCCTGGGTGATTGACGTACAGGGCCGAGCGCTGATCTTGCGGCACCGGGTGATCACGCGCGTGGCGGATGAATTCCTGAGGCGCTCAGGCTTTGGCTACTTGATGCCCCCGCACAAGAAGGGAACCCCGTCTGAAGTCACCGACTCGACGGTCAAAGCCGGCGGGGCCATGCTCGAGCTCTTCGGCCTGCCCCGCGGGCGCAACCCGTACCCGGACGAGGAGGAGCTCTACCGCTCAGGCCTCGTGAAGATCCCCAAGGACTGGGTCAAAAAACAATCGCGAGGCTTTGGATGACCGCGCTCGAATCGAAAATGTACATGGCGCTCTTGGGCGCCCGCACCATCGTCTCGGCAACCGCCAATGTGAACCCGCAAGCAATTAGGATCCTAAAGCTCATGGACGGAACGCTCGAGGCGTACAAGAGCCAGGAGAGCGCCGAGAAGGCACAAAGGGAGACCGCCGATGCCACTGGAGACTGAGCCCAAGAGCGGCATGCGCCCGCAACCCCCCTTGATCACAACCCCTGAGAGTTCGGGCGGGATCGTCAAGCCGATGCGCCCGCAGCCTCCGCACCTGAAGGACCCGCGACAAGTGGACTCCGAGGACTCAGGCTGGGAGATCGGCGTCGAGGTCAACGATGAGCCGGGCGAGGAGAGCGAGGACGATGATGAGCCGACCGAGGAGCGGGAAGACCAGCCTAACTGGGAGAAGCGGGCCAAGGATGCCATGCGCTTCTCGACCACCTACTTGGATTCTAACTATCGCCAGCAATGGGACGACGCGCTTCGAGCCTTCAACAACCAGCACCCCGGGGACTCGAAGTACAACAGCGAGAATTTCCGCAAGCGCTCCCACCTCTTTGTACCGGTCACTCGCACGGTCATCCGCAAAAATGAAGCGGCGGCGTGCAAGGCTTTCTTCTCGAACCAGGACGTAAGCTCGATCAAGGCGACCAACGAAGGGGACCCGAAGCAGGTGCTCTCCGCTGCGATCATGAAGGAGCTGATCCAGTACCGCCTGACCCACACCATCCCGTGGTTCAAGATCCTGGTCGGGGGCATCCAGGACGCGCAAGCACAGGGCGCGTGTGTGGCGCACGTGCGCTGGAGCTACAAGACCCGCAAAGATGCCCGCGGCCAGCTGGTGACCGCCAAGGACGCCCCGGAGGTGCTTTTAAAGCCGCTCGAGAACTTCCGCTTTGATCCATCGGCCTCGTGGCTCGACCCGGTGAACGACTCGCCCTACTGGATCGAGCTCGTGGAGATGTACGTGGGCGACGTGCTCGAGAAGATGAAGCGCCCGGACCCCAAAGGCCGGCAATGGAAGGCGTACGACTTAACCGAGATCAAGAGCGAGAACCCGGACGACTCGACCCGCACGGCGCGCTTGAACAACAAGCAGGACCCGACCCAGGAGAACCGCGACGTCTCCGACTACGAGATCTGCTGGGTGCAGCGCCATATACACCGCTGGGACGGCAATGACTGGGAATTCTGGACGTTGAACAACGGCAAACTCTTGACCGAGCCTGAGCTCCTCGAGAAGACGGTGTTCCACGGCCGCCGCCCCTACGTGCTCGGGGTTTTCATGGTCGAGACCCACAAGCCGATCCCTACTCCGGTGCCAACGCTCGTGAAGCCTCTGCAGGACTCGATCAATGCGATCGAGAACCAGCGAAACGACAACGTGCTGTTCGTCTTGAACAAGCGCCACAAGGTGAAGCGCGGCACCAACGTCGACACCACGGCCCTCGTGCGCAACGTCCCGGGCGGTATCGTGATGGTCGACAACATGGAGGACATGGAGGAGCTGACCTCCCCCGATGTCACCGCGAGCTCGTACCAGGAAGAGGACCGCAAGCGCCAGGCGTTTGATGACCTCGTGGGCAACTTCAACCCCATGCAGCTGCACCAGGCGGGCGCCCCGCGCGAGTCCGGTGCCTCGATCCGGATGCTCACCGGCCCCGCTTCCGAGATGACCGAATACGGCCTGCAGACCTTCGCCATCACCTTCGTGGTGGAGGTGATCCGCCAGCTGGTGCTCTTGGAGCAGCACTACGAGACGGACGCCAACGTGCTCGCTATCGCCGGCAACAAGGCGAAGGTGTTCGAGAAGTTCGGGCAGGACGAGGTCACCGACGCGATGCTCGATCAGGAGCTCACCACCACCGTGAATGTGGGCATGGGCTCGACCGACCCGCTCGCCAAGATGCAGCGCTTCCTGATGGGCCTGGACGCCTTCGCCAAGATCGCCAAGGGCAACACCCCGGGAGTGAACCTCGCGGAAGTTTGGAAGGAGATCATGGCGTTGTGCGGCTACCAGGACGGGGAGCGCTTCTCGACGCAGGGCAACCAGGAGATGGCGAAGCTCGAGCAGGTCAACAAGCAGCTGATGCAGATGGTGCAGGACTTGAAGCGCCACAAACAGGACAAGGAGCAGGGCAACATCCTCTCGTTCGTCGCCAAGCGCGAGGCGAATCAAACCAAGGAGAAGATC